AGCATATACAGAGGCAGTTCTTACTGGATTAGCTGGTATAGTCGCTACAAAAGTAACCCCTCTGTTACCAGTAGTCCCATCACCCGTAAACATATCTGCTGTAATAGTGCCATCTGGGGCAGCTATAGCATTTGCAGTTATAGTTCCTCTTGATTTACTCCAAGCAGCATTATCAAACTGCTCACTATAAGTAAGCAAGTTATGTGGTGCATAAGTAATCAACCCGCTACTATTTGTTACAGTAGCGTTAGATGCACGAGAAAATGTAACTACGTCATTAAATGATTTAGCTTGCATTACACCATTCTGATTAGAATAGAATTGCTGATTAGCGAAGTCCATAGATAAAGGCGCAACACCACTATCAAAGAATTTACCACGCAAGCGACCAGGAGCAGCCAAACGATTCAATGGTGGTACAGGATTTTTTAACCAGTCCTGTAAAGCACCCATGATATAGCCAGATAAACCTTCTCGTTTAGAATTGGATTCAGGATTCGCTAATGCGTACTGTATTGCACCATTCTCTGCGATTCTATCCGCCATATACTACTCCTTGATTTTGTGCAGCAGCTTTGATTTGTGCAATAGCCAAATCTGTTTCTGCTTTTAATTGTGCTTTATAACGCTCTAATTCAGCTTGTGCTGCAATCTTTTCACGCTCAATAATGACATCATTACGGCTACGTATTTGCTCTTGCTCTAACTGTGCTTGTGCTTTCTGTTGCTCAATAGCTAATTGACCTTGAATAGCAATCTCTGTCTCTGATGGCTGATTAGGTTGTTGAGGCTGTGGATTCTCTGCTGGATTAGTCCAGAATTCTTCAGGATTCTTAAAGCCAGCGTTCTGTGTCAATTTAGCCAAAGCATTGTAAATCTTCTCTGGTGATGTAATACCTGCTGCTAATGCTTCTTTCTGCATAGCTAGAATAGTCTGTAAGTGCATCAACTGTTGGTCTTTATTACCTGCACCTAAGCCTACAGAGATAGTCAAATCGTTACGATTCTTCCATTCACGTGGGTCAACATCTACCCATTTGTTACGTAAGCGCACAATGTCAGGTTTAGTGTATTGTGTACGAACTAAACGATGAACTAACTTGAATAAGTCTTTAACACCTGTTTCAGCAAAGGTACGTGCAACCAATTCTAAGCGTTGCTGTGAGGCGTTCATCACTTGAGCAATACCAGTAGCTGTCTTGTTAAGAGAATTGCTGTCTAAGCCTTGGTTATATGCTGTTACGCCTGTACGTTTCTCTTTCATGCTATCCATGTACTCAACCATGCTAAATGTTGAAGCAGGTAGAGGTGGATGTGACAATGGCATAATCGCTGTGCCAGGTTCGCCTTCTACACGAACGATACCACCTGGACGGCTAGTCAACATATCATCTAGGTTTACACGGCTAGAGATAGCATAACGACCATTGTTAGCTAAGTACATATTATCCAACTGACCACGAAGCAATGTTGATTTAATCAACTGGATGTCCATAGTCAAGTCAGAGTAAGAACGACCAATGTGTCTGTGTGGCATAATCATTGGTGTGATGCAAGCGAAAGGAATGATGTCTGCTTTCTCTTTCAGAACAATCGTAGTACCAATCACTACATAACGCATCAACTCATCATTAACACGCAAGTAAGTATCACGTACTAAGATGTTGTCACCTTCTACAACACGGTCATATTCTTCATTGTAAATATCACGAGCAATCGCTTCTAATTGATATGCTTCGTTAGTTTCAGCAAAGATGCCATCAATCTTCTTCTCGCTCAAGCCAAACATTTCAGCAGCTTCAGCACGTGACATAATCTCACGGTGTTGTACAAAGCGTGAATCAAACAATGATGGACCAGATGTATCTACTGAAATCATCATGTTCTCAGGAGCTACGTTCTTAATGCAGATTTCATCTTTGTATTCTGTTACACGAATCTTAACGTCATGCAACATAGGAACTTGTGGTGCTGCAAAGCCAGCTTCCTGCATCATTTGTGCTTGACCATTCAATTCCATAGGGAATGATGGGTCAGGATAAGCTGTGTGGTTTAATACCTCTACGTTGTTACCTTGCACCAATAAAGCTAATTGACCATCAGTCAAGCCTGAGTATTCTTCTTCCTCTACTTCTTTCTCTTGCTCGTAGTAAACCTTAACGTAGCCATTCTTAGATAACAAAGCATCCTTCATCCATACGTAGAATACTTTGTAGCCATCGTTCTTTTCCATCACAATGTGATTGATGTAATCAGTTTCTTGCTCTGCTGCGTCTTGGTCCTCTGGACCTTTAGGGTCAAACTGTACTACACGGTCACCAGATACAAATACTTTAAGAAGTTGAGGGAGGGCAGCTTCGATGGTGTCTTGGACATCCATAGAGATAACTTGTGAGCGCCCTTCTACCTCATTACCAAACGGTTCACCTAGGTAATAGTCAATCGCAGCAGCACGGTCATCTGACAAGGCAGAGTCATTAATGCCATAGGCAATCTGCTCCTCTTGCTCAATGCGATATAAGATTTCGCTATCTGATAACTTCATTAAACTATTCCTTTTGTGCTATATGCGATTTTATCTACGCCACCCCATGCTTCATTCTTCATTTGGTCAATAGATGCTGCCATGTAACGGAAAGCATCTGCACCATGTGAATACTCGTCATGCAAAGGAGCGCCTGGCTCTTGTGTGTTGCTGTTAATAGAACGTCTGTAATGTTTCAAGCACTCAACCAATCGTTGAGCTGCCTTGTCAAAGTAAACTCGATGGAAGTTCATACGAGCTAACTTAATACCTGATTCAATGTCAGCAATAGGGATGATTCGTGTATCCCATCCTTGCTTACGCATTATTTCTTCTGCGCTGATTCCGTACTTGAAGTCCTTAGTCCTTCCGTCATGCGGTAAAAACATCTGACCCCAGTTATAATTAAGTGACTTAATCTCTGCACTATAACTGTCAAGAGTCCTATGGTTATCTTCAATGTAACCAATAATACGGATGTCACTAACACCACGCTGGCACAGAATAATAGACATACTATCATTCCAGCCAAGGTCCATAACCACATGCACTTTAAGCATAGGGTCATAAGGAACTGTCGTAATCCTGCCATTCTCTTGCGCTTCCCTAATCTCGTTGACATAAATAGCACCATCTACAGCAGCTTTACATTCACCTTCCCAAATGTTCTTGTAGTCAGGATTGTGTGCTAGGCTGTGTAAGCGTTCTTCTTCTAGTACATCAGGAAACCAAGGATTGTCATAGTAATTGACTTTAACAACCTTAGCGCTATCCGGTGGATTTACAACAAAGCGTTGATAAGTGTCATCAGTATCAACATCAGGGTTAAAGCTAACCCAAATCTCAGAGTTCTCTTTACGGATTGTAGGGATAAGAATATCCCATGAGCGCTTCGATACAGTTTGCGCTTCCTCAACCCAGACAATGTCGACCCCTTCGAATGACTTAATAGACTCAACAGTATTAGTAGCAAGACCAGCAAAGCTAAACGAACTACCATTGATACCTCGTATTTCTGCTTCTAGCACTTCAAAGAAAGTACCTAGACCTAATGATTGTATCTGGTCGCTTAATAGCTGGTGTACTGATTGCTTAATAGACTTTTGTATTTCACGAGCGCAGAGTATGCGTAAAGGTCTATTAGCTGCCTGTATGATTAAAGCACGAGCAAAGCTCCAAGATTTTCCTGAACCTCGTCCTCCAAAAGCGCACTTATATCTGTGTGGCTCAAACAGGAACTCTAGCTTACTCGGAAACTTGGCTATTGGTTGTGACAAAAGCAATACCTATACTTGTTGGGTTACCTTCACCGTCTACTGTACTAATCTCTTGTTTAGCTACAGCCTTGCCTTCAAAACGGTCAAATACAAATTCAATAGCCCAGCGCTCACCTTCTGCAAACGCATCAGCTACCTTTTCTACACCTAGACGTAGCTTTAGTCTGTCATTAGCGTTAAGTGCAGCGTGTAATAGGGCTGTTAGCTGTGAGCCTTTAGCAGCGTTCTTATTACCTACTGGTGCGCCAACCTTGTTGTTTGACTCAATTTTATCTTCTTGATTTTCCATGATGTTATGACTCCCGTAGGTTGGTCACTCTCTATCTATTTACCAAAATTAAATGAGTTATAAAAAGGTGATAATCCTTGTGATTGCATTAAATCACGCCATGCTAGTGCTTTTTTGTACATTTCTTCTGTAACATTGCCTCTAGCTATTTGTTCTTGTTCTGCTGGTGTTAGTGTTGGAACTACTGATGGGAAGCTACCTTTTGCATCTTCCATTGAATATTCTGTAACGTCAGAACCTTTTAGCTTGCCAGCGCCAGGAATAATTCCTAACCATCCAGTTGACTTAGGAAGCATCTCGCCACCATAAGTGCCATCTTTTTTCTTATATGCTCTTAGACCATAAGGATTTGGATAATCCATGTATGTTAAACCACCAGTTGATGGCAGTCCTAATAATCCGTAAATTTCGTTATCCATTTTTATGCCTTAGGTGCTGCGAAATTAAAAGGAATAGATGGTGCTGATTGGCTTACTGTAGGAGCATTACCTAAGAAGCGAGCTGCACCGTATCCTGCACTAGCAGGAATGTAGTTAATTGGTGCTTGATAATTTGTATTCATGTAAGGGAATAACAATGATAAATTAGGTACATTTGCTGATGCTGCATTTGCACGAGCTACCATTTGGTCAATCATAGAGGGTTGCTTAGATGGTTGAACGTATCCTAGTTCATTTAGCCAGCTTTGCACTTGATTTGCGCTTGGCACACTATAATAA